CGATGAAAACTCCACAGAAAATTTTTAATTAACTTATCCTTAGTAAAGAGTCATTTAAATATGTCAAGACGTAGTGATCTTATTCAACAACTAATTTCTTCTAAGAAATTTGGTCCCGAAAAGAAACAAGAGCAGGAGTTCCTCATGGCTACTGCAGAATTGATTCTTTCTGATTTGATTAATATTGCACTTACGGGTGTAGAAAAACGGGGGGCTGGCTCATTAGTCATCAACCTATTGAATGACTCTACAACGTTCATGTGGCCTGAATCAATTGAATTTGATCTTAAAACAGCAGAACGAGAAGAAGACGAGGAAATCGTTGACTTCCTTCGTGATCTACTGGAAGAGATTGAAACTAATGACTGGGCAAAAAATGTATTAATAACATTAATTAGTGATGCTGGAACAAGAACATTTGCAGTCGAAGCAGGTCGGTGCCAAGAAAGCCTTAGAGCGCTCGCAGAAGAATTTATCGAATAAGCTTGAAGCCAAAGGTCTAAAGCTTCCTCTATATCCCACCCCACAGATCATTGATCGTGCACGTTCCGTAATGGGCAGCATCGACTTTGATCCTACTTCTGATCCAGTTCAGCAAGTCTTAGTAGATGCTACTTCAGTGCCAAGTATTGAAGTTAATCCACTGCAAGAACACTGGCATGGCAACGTTTGGGTTGCACCAAAAGGTGCTGTCCGAGACTGTCGAGTTTGGCTCAATAAAACTATCAGTGAGTATCGAAATGGATATATCAACAGTTTTGTTTTCTTTAGCAGTGCTTCCGAGCTACTCCGTGCAGCTCCTCTTATTTGGGACTATCCAATCTGTATTCCGTTTAAGAGGGTTAAACAGCTTCGTGCGACTGCTACAGGCTTTGAGCCAGTATCTCCATCAACGTGGAACCTAATCATTTATGGTCCACCGATTCATCAAGCACTGACCGACATTGACAAAGTCTCGCTCTTTTATGACAGCTTTAGAGATATTGGTCGTGTGATTTTCAGTGAGTATGCAGGGGATAACTGGAAGAAGGACCTTGAATACTATGAAGAAAACAAGGGTAATATTTGATGTCTAAGCATATTGCTCCAGATTGCTTGTACACGTTGCCTTCATCAGATAAGGTTCATCCCTGTCGTTTGATATTAAAAGACGGTACTTTAATGTGGAAGCATGCGCTGCTATATGAAGACGACTTTGTTTGTATACCCCAATCCGAAGCTCACGAAAGACACATAATAAAAACTGCTCAGCGCCTAGAGGAACTGAACAGTTGGATCTCACAAGGATTAGAGCCTTGGAACTCTTTACGAATTAAAGGTTGGTATCAACCCTTTGTCTCTGAACTATCCGAAGGTATCTCTGCTTACTTTGTGCATAATGTTCGTGACCTGTCATCTATCTATATTGAATTATTGCCTCACATTCAAGACCACGAAACACTTGAGCTACGTAAGGATTATCTATTCTTCCGACGTTGCTAACAGCAAGGCCGCTTATCTGCGGCTTTAATAGTTTAACGAATCAACTAAACGATTAAGATACCATTGTGCTTTTTCTGCATCTTCTTTACTATTTGATTTACACCAAAGTCGCAAGAGATATTTTAGGACTTGAGCCTGTAGAAATGCTTGCTTGCAAGATGGAGCTGCTTCAATTGCATCCTCAATTACTTCGATTGCTTCGTATCGACCCGCTGTGTAATGAGCAGGGCTATTCACCATATCCGTATGTGCCTTTTTCCAGTCGTCTTCCCACTGACTTTCTTTTGTGAAAGATAGATAGTCATTGACACTAAACATATCATCTGAAAAATTACCTTTTACATTGTTCATTGTTAGTCTCGCGTTATAGATTATCCATCCTTAATATAGAGACTAGAATCAAATTCTGTGGATATGCCAAGCCCTAAAGGTGACCCGACTTATATCAAAAATAAAGAACGATTCTTTATGGATGTTGCACTATCAATTAGTAAAGCGTCAACACATCCCAAATCACCTGGAGGATGTATTATTGTTCGAGATAGAGAGATTATAGGAGATGGTAGAAGCTTACTTACAGACAGCATGGTTGAGATCGATTGCATTTCATATGCAATAGCAGCAGCAGCTAAGGCTGGAACTCCTGCTATCGGTTCTGTGATTTATACGACACGGTATCCGTTCTCGACATCCATATTTCAGGCACACATGATGGGAATCAAAAAGATTGTTCTCCTAGCGCATGACTGGGAGCCGTATTACAAAGAAGAGTTCAGACGTTCTGCACGTCTAGCTCGCGAACTAAACATGGCAATTGAACCAATGTTTCTAGACGAAGATCCAAGATTTACTAAAAATACTAATGACAGACATATTGACGAAACTCTCTTCCCGGAAGCAAACCCGTTTGCGCCAGATAAATATGATCCAGACAATGCAACACATACCTTCGATGACAACTCAACTTCTCTTTGACCTTGAATCAACTGGCTTACTCAGACGTGGATCAACTCTCCACTGCATGGTTATGCGTGACGCTCTCGACAGCAGTACTCATATCTTTGATCATAAGCCTGACCGTTCCATCATCCAAGGAGTGAAGAAGCTTGAGAGTGCTGATCTCCTTATCGGACACAACATTATCGGATTCGATATTCCCTTATTGAAGGAACAGTTCCCTGACTTTGATCCCAAGGGACAAGTCATGGACACTCTTGTACTCAGCCGACTGTTCTATCCACACATTGAAGACCGTGACTATGAGCGTCGTCCTCATGGCATGCCTCAACGTATGTATGGCAGACATTCACTTGAAGCTTGGGGCTATCGACTGAAGTGCTTCAAGGGTGACTTTGGAAAGCACGATGGTAACTGGGCTGTCTACACACCAGAGATGCTCGACTATTGCATCCAAGACACTGAAGTCACCCTCAAACTATGGCAACTTATGCAACGGAGAATGAACGACTATGCCTGATAAAAATGCACCATTGACATCTGAAGAAATTACAGAAGCTGCTGACATTTTCTTTCCACTCTTCAACATTGTTGACGAACGTATGCCCGAACGAGCATCTACCGAAGACACCTTAAAAGTTATGGAGAGTGTTGCTAAATTAGCTCAGAAAGAAAGAGTAAAAAAACGAGAAGAAGCAGCAAAGCTTAAGTTCGGTTTTAACAAAAATAACTCAACTGAGGATACAGAAACAAATGAAAGTGATTGATTGTGTTGCACTAGAAATGCGTATGGCTTCCATCATGGCTCAACAAGAAGCCAGTGGATTCCGTTTTGATCTACAGGCTGCCGAACGTGTACGTGGTGAGTTCGAGCAAGAAATGACCGAGCTGCAAGACAAAATCGCTAAACGTTTTATTTACGTTCCCGGCAAGGTCTACACACCTAAGCGTGGAAATAAAACTAAAGGTTATGTAGCAGGTGCGCCTATGACAAAGCTGCTTGACTTTAATCCCACGAGTCGCCAGCACATTGCATGGGCCTTACAGAATTTTAGTAATGCCCGTTTCACCAAAGTTACCGATACAGGCAAGCCGAAAGTTGATGAGGCAGCACTATCCGAATTGCGTGACCGTGCACTGCAGCAAGAGAATCTCAAACTGCATGAAGAATGCGAGATGTTCATCCGTCTTCTCACCCTTCAGAAGTGGATGGGTCAGTTGTCTGAGGGTTCAAACTCCTGGTTCAACACTATTGCTGATGATGGGTGCATTCACCACAGCTGTTCTCTAGCAACTATCAGCGGGAGAAACGCGCATCGATCTCCAAATTTGGGGCAAGTTGTATCAGCACCCTGGGCACGTGAACTATTCATTCCTCACCCTGGAATGGTGATGGTTGGAGCTGACTTAGAAGGCCTGGAACTTAGAGCACTTGGGCACTACTTAGCCGCCTTCGATGAGGGGGCCTTCGCTGATGTCGTAGTCAACGGAGATATTCATACGCAGAATGCAGAGCGTGTTGGTTGCTCAAGATCTGAGGTAAAATCTCTAGTTTATGGGTTCATCTATGGGGCTGGAGATGTGAAGTTGGGTCATATTTTGCACCCAGAGTTGAGTGATGCTCAGAAGAAGTCACTGGGTACTGAGCTACGTCGTAAGTTCCTCGATGCTATTCCTGGTCTTGAGCCATTAGTCAACGCTGTTAAAGCAAAGGTACGTAGTGCTGGACAACTCAAAGCACTTGATGGGAGACCTATCTTCTGTCGTGCAGAACACAGTTCGCTCAATTTTTTGCTGCAGTCATGTGGTGCGATTCTGAGCAAGCGGTGGTGTGTTATCGGACAAGATCTACTCGATGAAGCTGGACTTGTCTATGACCATGACTACACTCGCTGTGCATACGTGCACGATGAAGTTCAGTTATCTGTTATCCCTGCAGAAGTTGATCGTGTCAAAGAGTTGCTTGTAAATGCTGCTCCTATGTCAGGAAAATACTACAACTTCCGTGTACCTATTACTGCAGCAGCGGATAACGGCGATAACTGGGCAGCAACTCACTAAAATATACATAGTCTTATATATAGATATGGATTCAGATACTAAATTACTTCTGAGTAAATGCGCTGAGCTATGCGAAAAAGTGTACTCAGAAGAACTTGATTACATTGTTGACGAAAGCATT